GTAGTATTTGCACCAAATAGATATTCCGAAGAACAATTAAACTATCTTTATAATATCGGTGATGTGACAATCAATGTTGCATCTAACGAAGGATTTGGATTAGCAACGGCAGAGTCGGTAATGGCAGGAACTCCTATTATTGTAAACGTTACAGGTGGATTGCAAGACCAATGTGGATTTAGAGAAAGAGGTACGGGTAAATTATTAACCGCAGAGGATTATGTAGAAATTGGTTCTTTACATGATAAACATAGAAAAGCAGGTGTAGTTTGGGGAGATTGGGTTAAACCAATTTGGCCAGTTCGTTCAACAACGGGTTCAGTTCCTACTCCATACATCTTTGATGACAGAATTGATTTTGAAGATATTGCACCGCTGATTATGGATTGGTATAAGATGCCAAAAGAAGATAGAGAAGCTGCAGCATTAAAAGGTAGAAAACATTTTATGGGTGAGGGATTATTAAGTAGAGAAGCAATGTGTAAAACATTAGTTGATGGTATGGAAGGAGCATTTGCAAATTGGAAACCAAAAGAAAAATTTAAGTTAATAGAGTTATAGTATGAAACCAACATTAGTATTTCAAGCACCAGTAGCAACAAGAAGTGGGTATGGTGACCACGCAAGAGATTTGTTGCATTCTTTATATAAATTGGATAAGTTTGATATCAAAGTTATAAGCACTCGTTGGGGAGCAACTCCGATGGATGCTCTTAATTATGATAAACCATTTCATAAATGGGTAGTAGATAGCATAGTACCACAACTTACTGAAAAACCTGACATTTATATTCAAGTAACTGTCCCAAATGAATTTCAACCAATTGGACATTATAATATTGGTATTACAGCAGCAATTGAAACAACACATTCACCATTAGATTGGGTACATGGCTGTAATAGAATGGACTTAATTATAGTTCCATCCGAACATTCTAAAAAGAGTTTAATTGATTCTGTTTACAATGAAGCAGATAAACAAACTGGTAAATTGATAGCACAACATAGAATCCAAAAACCTATTGAAATTCTCTTTGAAGGATTTGATGAGGAAGATTTTGGAACAGAGCATGTTGCACATATTACTGAATTGGGTTCAATCAAAGAAGATTTTGCATTTCTATTTGTAGGACATTGGTTAAGAGGTGATTTGGGTGAAGATAGAAAAAATGTGGGAATGATGATTAAAACATTTGCAATGGCATTCAAAGATGAAAAGAAGAAACCGGCATTGATATTAAAAACATCTTCGGCTGGATTTAGTGTGTTAGACAGAGAGAATACTATTAAAAAAATTAAAAATGTTTTAGGTAAAGAGTATGGTAAAGTGCCAGTTTACTTATTACATGGTGATTTAACTCCTACTCAAATGAATGGGTTGTACGAACATCCAAAAGTAAAAGCAATGTTAAACTTCACAAAGGGTGAAGGATTTGGTAGACCTCTTTTAGAATTCAGTTTGACCGGAAAGCCTGTTATTGTTAGTGGGTGGAGTGGTCATTTAGATTTCTTAAAAAGTGGAGCAGTATTATTAGAAGGTGAAATGAAAAATGTACATGAATCAGCAGCGGACCAATTCTTATTAAAAGAATCACAATGGTTTAATGTTAATATTTCAAAGGCATTACAATCAATAAAAGATGTTTATAAAAATTATGATAAATACAAAGTAGAATCATTTCAATTGGGTAAACAAAATAAGCAAAATTTTAGTTTAGAAAAAATGACTAAATTATTTGATACCATTTTAAATCAGTATGGTATTTATACTAAAATACAACCTAAATTTCAACAATTGCAATTACCTAAATTAAAAATGTTAAATAAATAATGAAAAGTTATTTTTCTACATATAAAAAATATATTGATTCAAAGCAAAAAATATCACCAGCTAAAATGGTAGCCGGTACATTTTATATTGTAAAAGAATACACCTATGTTGATGGAAATAGCATTTCATATAAAGCATCAGATACTCCAATAATTTTTACTTTATTTGTTTCTAAATCAAAAGATATAGTACATGCTGTTAAAGTATCAACCATAAATCCTAAATTAGTAAAAAAGTTTTTTGATAAAATGGTTGATAAAGATAGTGAATTAATTGAGATGAAGGGTGGAGCTAAGGGATATTTTGACAAATATGTAAAAAAAGTACCAATAGTAAGTAGAGACTCGTATAGAACATATAAATTAAGCGGGTTGGATGCAGTATTTGAATTATCAGTTGATGTTAATGAAATGACTTCAAAAAATAAAGAAGTAATAGGAATTGCACAAAAAAACCAAAAGCAACATAAATGATGAAGATTAAATTTTTCGGATGTAGTTTTACCGAAGGTGGTGGGTTGGATAATATAGATTATTATAATTTTTTAAATGAAGATAAGTTAGAATATTTTCCTGAAAAATTTGAAACAACGTATCAATGGCAACATAGAGATAATATTGTTGATAAACTAGAACATTATAAAGTTGAAAATAGATTCAGTACAATTTTAGAAAAAAAATTAAATAATGCAAGTATTATTAATTTAGCATTATCCCAAGCTTCAAATGATTATATTTTTGATAAATTGTATGATGTTATAGATAAAAATTCAAATGAAATATACATTGTATTTTTAACTATGATAACCAGAAGATATTGGTATTATGATTTAAATGGAAAAAAATATAATTTAAATAGAACCGAATTTGATGCATCCCCTTTTAATAACGAAGAAGAACTTTTACCATTAAATGAGCATTACAAAAAATATCTTGAAATAATCTTTAAACAAGATGATGAAATGCAAAGAGTTTTTAAACAAATAAAATTATTAGACATCTTTGCAAAAAGTAAAAATTCAAAAATAATTTGGTCATCTTGGGAAATGGGTGATGAAATGGAATTGGATGTAGTAGAAAAATATGCAGAAAATGTTTTAAAATTTGAAGGAAAAACTTTAAAACAATTTTGTATAAAACATAAATTACAAATTCACGATGATACAAATGAATTGGTACAGGATAATCATATATCTTTAAAAGGAAATCAAATTATAGCAGAAAAAATATACGAACATTTACAAAAATCAAATATAATATAGGTTATGACATCAAAAGAATTTGTCCTTTGGTTAAAAGGATTTACGGAAGCCCATACAACCCATATAAGATAACTTCTACACCTGGTACAACGATTACAACAACACCTGGTAGTGGTTCTATAACAATAGCTAATCCACCATTTGGATTTGGAAGTACATCAACCGCTTATGGGTATCCGAGTGGCAGTGCGTGGAGTTATACAAATTCAAATGACGAAAAAATATTTTAATGAAATTAAGTTACGCAATAACGGCTTGTAATGAAGTCGAAGAAACGATTAGATTAGTAGGGCAGCTATTAAACTACAAAGGAGAAAATTCAGAAATAGTAGTTCTATTGGATACTCCAAAGGCACCGGCCGAACTAGTAGAGTATTTAGAATTACAAGGTAATGCAGATAAAATTACTTTAATTGAATCGGAATTTAATAATGATTTTGCACAATGGAAAAATTTACTTAATTCGGAATGTAAAGGTGAGTGGATATTTCAATTAGATGCGGATGAATATTTAGAAAACGATTTAATTCATAATTTAGAAGATATACTAGATAATAATCTTGATAAAGATTTAATATTAGTACCAAGAATAAATACAGTCGAAGGTTTAACTCAAACCCATATTCAAAAATGGGGATGGAATGTAAACGAAAAAGGTTGGGTAAACTTTCCAGATGCACAAACCCGTATCTATAAAAATTCAGATAAAATTGGATGGAGCGGTAAAGTACATGAAAGGATTAATGGATTTGAATCATATACCAATTTTCCATTTGAAGAAATATATTGTATTAAGCATCCTAAAACAATTGAAAGACAAGAAAGACAAAATAATTATTACAATACTTTATAATGGTATATGTTTATTATCACATTTATGCAATTGATGGAGTTGAATCCATAATAGATGAGCAATTATCATTAATAGAATCTAATTTTTCTTTTCCATTTATTTTGAATATTGGTATATCAATTCCAACCGAAAATATATCCAATTTAAATCTTTTAAAAAAAATAAATTCATTTAAAAAATTAAATCCAATTATACGAGATGTACGTTCAAAAGCACATGAATATGTTACACTTGATTTAATAGAATTGGATAGAGATATATTTAAAGACTCGGATTCTATACTTTATATTCATACCAAAGGTGCATCTAAACAAAACGATATTAAATATGATAATGTAAAAAGTTGGAGACAATTAATGAACTATTTTAATATTGAAAAAGCAAAAAACGTATTTACATTATTTGAAAAAACCGAATTTAATACATATGGTGTATTATTTGGAAAAGCGGGTGCATGGATATTATATTCTGGAAATTTCTTTTGGATGAAAGGTAGCTACGCTAAATCGTTGGATGTGAGTAACGTAAAAAAAAGTAGTAGATATTCCGCGGAACATTCTTTTATTCAATTGGGAAAAGATTGGAAACCATACTCTGCATATAATAGAGAAAGTGAAAATCATTATGAAATAAATTTTAAAAGAGAAGATTATGCAAAATAAAATAACATTCATATACGACCATAAACCAAACGAAATATGGTCAACTCCCTTATCCTTACTTAATGAATTTAAAGAACGTGGATGGGAAACCGAAATAGTTCCAATACCAACCGGAGATGATTCTGCATTACAATTGTGGATTCAACAGGATATTCCAACGGATATTGTATTGTTTATGGATTGGGGTAGATTTGATTCTAAATGGTTGGATAAGAATTTAAAACCAAATTCATTTTGGATTCAGGAGAGTGGAGATGACCCACAAAATTTTGAAAGAAATTATCCAAAAGCAAATAGATTTCATTATACAATCACACCAGATAAAGTATCAGCAGAAGAATATAGAATATGTGGTATTAATGCAGATTGGGTGCCACATTGGGCAGATACCGCCGTTCAATTTCCTATGAATTTAGAACCACAATAT